ATCGTAGTCAAACCGCCGCCGCGCTTCTGCTGTGCGTAGGACGAGAAGCGGGCGACGGCCCACAGCGGCTCCTTGAAATCGTCCCGTAGCACCGCGACCTTGGCGGCGGCCGGCAGGTCCGATGCCAACCAGACATCGGCCCACTGCCCGTCCTGGCCGCACCACAGCGGCCCAAGCTGGCCGGCGTAGTGGCCGCTGCGCTCCCCGATCAGGCGGAAGCCGTCAATCGAGACCTGGATCGACATGACCTCGCGCTGCTGCTGATTATCCCAGCGCTTCACCGCATAAATCTGGCGGGCCAGCGGGTCGAGGCCGGTGCGCTGCGACTGATACAGGAACAGCTTCAGCTCGTCGTCGGTCGCGCCTTTTGCTATCTGCGACTTGATGAGCGCGATCTGCTCGGCATTGAACCGCATCGGCGCGCGGCCGGGCGACAGCGTGACAATTTCGCCTGTTTGATGGTCGATATGCTCGCTCATGTGGCTCTCCATTTGGCAGCGCGGCGGCGCGCGGCATTATTCTCCCGGACCCTGGCCCGGCATGTTTGGCACTGACGATGCCCCTTATACCGATAGGTGTTTTCTTCGTTGTATGGGTGTCCCTGCGGGCAGTGAGAGCGCAACCCCAGGGAGCGAAGGTCCTCGGGCTCGTCGGTCTTCTCGTTTACGCTCGTTAGCGCAAAGGGAGCAAATCCTAGCCCCGCGCTCGTCTCGCTTAACGTTCTCAGGGTAAACGTGCCCGGCAGAGCATGCGGAGCGCTCACGCCAAAATTTACCGCCTTCTGTCTTGCACAAGCCCCGCCGCACATTTTCTAGATGTGTTACGGCCTCAAGATGGTCGGGATTACAACAAGAGCGGACTCGGCACTTGTGGTCGATCTCCAGTCCCGTATCGATAGAGCCAATGAAATGTATGTAGGCAAGCCGGTGGGTGTATTCGTAAGCCCCGTTAACACTTATATGGCCATACCCGGCCTTGGTGATTCCCCCCATCCAGATCCAGCATCCGCTGAACGGCACCGGCTCAATGTTTGCCAAAAGCCTGGGGATCGGGGGCTGCGGAAGAGAGCTCACTTTATCCTCCGGGATGGCTGCCCCTTCAACCACCGATGGATATACGATCCGGGGGATGGGTTCGTCAAAAGATCTTGATATGCAGCTTCTCCGGCCGATGGAAACCCGTAAACGGACCCCGACTTAAATTCTATAAGCAGCTCGTTGCTGTCACTGTCGAACGCAACCTTTTGGACATTAGAACTACGCAATTCCGTCCATACTAGGTCAGCCATTCTCTTTCTCCTCTTCGATATCTTCCTGATATTGGAGTATCCTGGCACGAAGCGCATTGACTTGCCTCAAGCAAAACTTTCGACAGTGCGCGTCCAGGAACGTCATAGTCTTGGAGTTGGCCTCCTCCATTGCGACATCTATCACCAGAAGAATGACCTCAATTTCTTCATCATCCACGCTCAGCATCCCGCCTTCTCCAAAGATATCGTCACGCCCCGGCCGTCGCGCTTTAACCGGACAAGTCCAAGCTGAACGAGGCCGACATCGTCCGGTACAAGCTCCGCCATCTCCCTGCGGGTGATCGCGTGCAGCTTGGCCGCGCCGTCGGTCTCGGCGAAGGACCGCGCCAGCCGAGCGAACTCTCCGCTCCAGTTCGGCCGCTCGGCTGCCGGCGTCAGATCGAGGTTGATCTCGCGGCGCTTCGGCTGCGGCTTGGGCGGGGCGACCGGCTCGACCCGATCCTCCGGTTCCTCGCCCCTGGTTACATAGCCCCAAAACTCGCGCTCTTTGGCGATCAGCGAGGCTTGGTAGAGCGCGTCGATTTCTTGATAGATGACTTCGTGCTTGCGATTGCCGATCAGGCATGAAAGTGCCCACCAGTCGCAACCCATGACTGTCGCTTGATGCGTGCCGGCGGCGGTATAACGCAATACCTCCTGTTCGTAGGCTTGCCCTAGATGCTTCGCGTCGATGACGCAACGATTCCCCTGGGGTGTCGTCGTCATGCCATCCAGGTTGCATGCCATCCACGGGTAAGCCTCGCTGATCTGAAGCTCCTCCTCGTACATGTTGGCGTAGAAACCGAGAGCTGCCGAATCGTGGCCGTGTAGCAAACGCCATATTCCCCGCATCAGCGGGTTGCCGCTGTAGTAGTTAATCTCCCGCCCGGTGGTTCTCTCGGCCCACGCCAAATTGAATGGCTCCGTCATACTGCCTAGCTGGACAGGGAGCACGCCGGACAGGTCTTCTCCCTCAGCGAGGCCCTTCTTTTCACGCCACACCGAGCGCCACTCGCCTGACATTATTCGGGCAGCATCCCCGGCCTGAATATATTTTCGGCGTGCCGCGATTTGTTCGGCGCTGAGACCAAGCCCGTTCATCGCCCGGCCCTCCGCTCGTGATAGCGCAGCCTGATGCAAGCGAGGCAGTGGCGCTCTCCCAAGGCACTCTGGCCGATGTTGGTTGGGTCGGTGCGTGAGTGACCTCGGCGACAGAACTCCTTGCGCCTATGCAGACCGCTACGCCGGCAATTTTCCTGATGCGTCACCGGCTCCAGGTGGGCTGGGTTTACGCAGGAGCGGACGCGGCATTTGTGATCCAACTCCAGGCCGCCCGGGACATCGCCGACGTAAAGACGATAGCCGATGATGTGCGCCCGGTAATTTTTGATCTTCCCATCCGCCTGCTTGCGCATGATGACGCCGTAGCCTTGGGCGTTGATCTTGCCGATCCATAACCAGCATCCGCTGTTGGGTTCTGGCGTGTGCTTAGCCTCAAAAGATTCGGCGATTGAGGGATAAAACTTCCTCATTTCCGCAAACTCCTGAGCGTGCGACCGGCACGCCAGAGATAAAATCCGGCCCTGGCCGCGCAGTAGACGACGACCGCCAAACACGTGATCGAGATGACGTTCAGCCCGGTGGTGACGGCATCGATCATCGCCGCACCTCGCCGCCCGCGCAGATCCGCGCGATCTCGGCCTTCGTCTCCGCCACCGCCACACGCACCGCCGCCGGATCGTCGGCCAGGATGCCGATCGCGACCAGCATCGACTCCGCGTAGCCCAGCGCCTTGGCGTGGCGCGTCGCAATCTCCTCAAGTTGGCTCATCTCACCCCTCCCCGCGCAGGCAGCGCTCGATCTCGATCTCGGCCTTCTCCGTCGCGGCGATGATCTCATCCAGCGAGGTGATATGCGGGAAGCGCGCCAGGCTGCGGATGTAGCAGAGGCTGGCTTGCGCCGAACCCGTGGCCCTGGCGTACCTCCTGGCGTTTTCGTTCAGCGCGTCGCTCATCTCATTTTCTCCAGTGACACAAGTTAACCTAACACCATCATTGCCGCCGCAAACGGCCCTTGTCAAGCGGCTTGCACAAGTGAACAGAAAAAGATTATGCTCGGGCCATGACAGAAACCGCACTGGCCATATGGCTCCGCGAGCACGACGAGACGCCCCACGGGTTCTCCCGACGCCACGGCATCTACATCCAGACGGTGTACGCGCTCTGCGGCGTGCGCTCGTCAAAATCTCCAGGGTTTTTCCGCACCTCGACCTTGGAGCGGATCGAGGTCGAGACCGGGATACCGTGGCAGCGGCTGCACGAGGACTGGGCGAAGGCCGAGCCTCGGGAGCCGCGCAAATATGCACGCAAGGGAGGGGGAGATGGGGTCCCGGCCGACTGAGCGGGTTGTGTCCATGCTGCGCCGGGCCGGCAGCGCCCGCATCGCGCCGCGACAGGCGGCGGCTATCGACATACTCGACGGCCTCTTCGATTCGCTGCCGCCGCTTGCCGCATTGCGCGGATTCGAGCGCGACCGGGCATACGAGGATGCGAGACGGATCGTCGAGCATCAGCTTGAGGAGTGGGGGCCAGAGCCTGATGTGCGGCTGCAACTCCCGATCCCGCCATCGGCGAATGCCCTGTTCACGAACCGCGCCGGCACCACGCAGCGGATCAAGACCAACGCCTATCGGGCATGGGTCGCGGAGGCCGGCTGGGCCGTCAACCTCGCCGGTCGCCCAGCCGAGCCGATCGGGCGCTGCCGGATCGAAATCGATCTGCCGTTCAACCGCACCCGTGACATCGACAACGCAATAAAGCCGGTCGCGGATTTGATGGTGCGGCAGCGCGTCATTGTCGACGACCGTTGGGTCGACGAGTATCTAGTCCGGCGGGTTCCCGCGACCGAGGCTCTTGAGGTGACGATTTGGCGGCTCGGATAGCCCCACTGGCATCGCGCCTCGACGGGGAGGCGCTACTGCGGCTGCGGCGGGTTCTCTGGACCCAGACCGCAAACGCGATCCGCCAGTCTGCACGGAGGCGGCGCGAGCCCGACCCGGAGTGGCTCGAAAGGTACCGCTACTTCGAGATTGACCCAAATCTGAAATAGGCGGCAATCTAGGCGCTGTCGCAATTGAGGGGCCGGGTATAGAGCCCGACCCCCCGTAATTGCATGGACGTGAGGGACACACGCCATGACAGCCGGCGCGCCGCAGCATTTAGCATCCGGCCCCAGCGTTATCAACCCCCCTGCCGATCCCCTCGTCGTGCTCTCGCCGGAGGAGCGCGAGGCTATACGCCTGGCGCACCGCCGGCGCAGGCTCTCAATGAAGACCGTGGCGCGCCGGCTAGGGGTTTGCCCGCACATGCTGGCGCGCTACCGCTGCGGCGAGCGCAAGCCGCGCCGCTCCCTTTTGGACCTCTGGTGGAAAGAGCTGTCATGAGCATCGATGCGTGGGCCTGGGAACAGAAGCTTCCGTTCGCGGAAAAGTTTGTCCTCGTTACATTGGCTCACCTGTCCGGTTGCGACGGCGCGTGTGAGCTGAGCCAGGCAGCCATAGCCGAGGTGTGCGGCTTCAGCCGAGCAACCGTCAACCGCTTGCTGGGGCGCCTCATCGAGAGAAAACTTCTGACATCGACACCGCGAGTCAGGGAGGACGGCGGCACATTGCCTTGCCGATATACCCCTACCTGTGTACTTTAAAGTTACATGGGGAGTAATCCAGTGAAAATCCTACACATCGACTTCTGGTCAGACGAGTGGCTCGCCGGCACGTTGGGGATGACGCTGGAGGAGGAGGGGCTGTACATCAAGATATGCGCCCTGATCTGGAGTACCGGGGGGCATATCACTTGCGAGCACCTCAAACGCTGCACCCGGGCTCACGGAAACAAGGTCAACGCCATACTGGAGAGGCTGGAAAAGGCCGGGAAAATCGTCAGAAACGGGTCGGAAATCTGTCAGAAACGGGCCGAAAAAGAGTTAGAAAACGCTCGGAAACGTGTCGGAAAATCTCGGGAAAACGGAGCAAAAGGCGGTCGCCCCAAAGAGTTAGCAAAACCGGACGGTTTCCAACTACCAGTACCAGTACCAGTACCAGTACCAGTACCAGACAGTAAGAAGAAAGATTCCGTAGCTTACGCTACGGGCGCTGAGGCGCCAGCCGATCCCGTCAAGGCGATGTGGGATCGGGGAAAGGCGGTGCTCGGCAAGAGTGCTGGAGGCGTCATCGGAAAGATGCTCGGCGAGCATGGGCCGGAGGCGGTGGTAGCGGCGATCCTGGCCTGCGAGAGGGAGTGCCCGGTCGAGCCGGTTGAGTTCTTCATGGGGTGCCTGCGGCGGCATTCCAAGAAATGCTCGGCGGTCGAGAAGTTTTATGCTGGAGCGATGGAGGCGGCTGATGAATTCACCAGATGGCAGCAGCAACAATCGGGAGATAGCGGCGCTAGTCACGCGCCTCCTCTCTCACTACTGGACGGCAGATGATCATGAGGCGGTGCGCAAGGCCCAAGTCATAGACTGGCTGCACGATATGCGTAACTTCAGCGTTGAGGTATTTGCCGAGGCGTGCAGTCGGTGGCGCATCGCCGAGACTCGGCGGCCGTCGATCGCCGACATGCACAAGCTGTGCGTCGAGGTGCGGGAACTGCGCCGCGAGCCGGAGCGCTACCTGCCGCCGCCGATGGCCGGGTTCCCCAGCAAGCCGCACTATGCCTATCTGCGAAAAAAGATCAGGGTCAATGGGCCGGAGCGTTGCCCCGGCTACTCATCTCTGACGGACGACGAGAAGTGGCAATACCACGCCTATGACTACGCCTTTCGCCTGGTGGCCCTTCACGACGAGCGCTCGCCCTTGGATGAGGAAAGAAAGTGGCGGGACCCGAAGATGATTGAGGCGGCTGAGACTATAATTTGGGCTTGGTGAGCGGTGCTGATCTGTTGCATCTGGTTGCGATAGGCTTCCTGCTCAGCCTTATCATCAAGGTAGAGGAGCCATCGCCCGCCGCCGGCGTGCTCCCATCGCCTATCTGGCATTGTCGCGAGCATCTCGCCTCCACTCCTCCGGGTTGCCGAAATTGCCGGTCCTCCACAGCCCCAGCCGCTCGGCCCTGGCCGCGTCCTCTGCGTCCTTGTACCGGCCGCCGCTGTACCGCGTGTAATCCCGCGCGTACCCCGATCCAACGAGGTGCGCCCCCAAGTCGCGCACGTCCGCCGTGGCGCACTGCGCAAGGGTGCTGCCGTACCGGTCCAGCCCAGACGGCTTACACGTCACCAGCGCGCCCCGTATGGCGTCCTGTAGCGCCCGCTTCGCAGCCAAGCCGCAGTGGATAACGCCGCACATCTGCCCGAGCTCGGGAGAGTCGATGCCGGCGATCCTGACGCGCGTCGCGTGATAGACGCGCGCTCCACCAACCTGGTCACGCATCGCGATCGTGCCGGACCGTATGTCGATCGTATCCCCGTCAATCACGGTCGCCTCCCCCGCGATCAGCGGCTGCCCCAGCGTCTCGGGCACCGCCAGCGCGCCCAGCACGCCGGCGAGCACCAGGCCCGCGAGAATCGCGGGGGATGCTCCGGTTATCACCACATTCTCCCTATCATGGCCCGCGCCGTGGCGTTGTCGACGGCGCGCCTCAAGACGAAGCCGGCTAAAAGCCAAATTGCGCTGGCGCACCCCATGCCAGCCGCGAAGCCGGGCCAGAAACCTTCCATCCTCACCCTCCCGCCGCTTTGGTGGCGCGCCTTCGCGCAGCTGCGGCGAGCCACTCCGAGACCCTCTCCGGCGATCCCCAGCACGAGGCGGGAGCTTCATTCCAGAGCCAGCCGACAATCTCCCAAAGCAAATCCCGGTTGATGTCGTCTGCCCGAGAACATGCCTCGCACAGATCGTTGGTTAGAACAGCCGTAAGGAAGCATCCCGGCGGGACGCCCTGTTCAATGTAGCGTTCCATTCCGCCGCGCAATCCGGCGGGCAGGCGCTCGTATCGCAAGTTCTTCATTCGAGCCACTCCACCCCATCGAACTCGCGCACGATGCGCACCGCCTGACGTGGCGAACCCAATCGGCCGCATGCCTCTTTCGGGGCGATGCCGCCGTTGAGCTTGGTCGCGAGTTCATGCAGTACGCGCGAGGCGCGTTGCCATTTCTCGGATGATGGCGGGTTAGCCGCCTGTACCCGCTGCATCGCGGCGATGCCGGCTAGCAATTCAGTCCTTGTCATGGGGTGTCTCCGTGGTCGGTAGGATCACCATACCGCCAAGAGATGTTAGGTCAAGCTAAAATATGTGTTGACGTGAAGAATGTTTGGGGCGAGGATGGGTCGTCAACCACGGAGCATCCCATGACAATCAAGTATGGCTTCGACAGCACCGGCGGGTTCGCGGTCATCGACACCGTCGACATGCTTTGGGCTTACGCTTGCGCCACCAGCACCCACGCCAATGCGGCACACCGCGACATGCTCCGGACCGCGTCGGAGATGGTCCGGTCAGCGTCCGCCGATCACCGGCTGCTCGATTGCGCGACACAGGAGACGCGCGCGGCCTACGCTCAGAACTACGTCAGACTGCTAGGCGGGATCGCGCGCAACGCCTAACCGTTTCCTCGCCACACCAAACCACGGGAGAACCCGACATGCGTAAGATCACTCGCTCGGAATGGCAGTCATATTGCCGACACGGCTACGCCAGCCTCGCCGATGGTCGACGCTTCGTCCTCACCCTCGACAAGGCGACGCAGGCAACCATGCTCGAAGCCGTCGAGATTCTTGGGCTTGGCGACAGGCCGGCATGGGCAGTCACCGAAGCCGATGAGATTGCGGCGGAAATCGCCGGTCGTCGCGCCGCCGCGGCCTACAGGGCGGGTGACAGCCTAGGTTAGCGCGGCCTAGCCGCGTTTCTTCTCCTGTGCGGCTTTCAATTGCTCAAGCAAGGTGACCAGCTGGTTGCCTTGCTGTGCCTTAAACGCCCCCTCCGCCACCCGTACCGCCAGCCGGGTCAGGTCCCGCGCCGCCTCGTTGCCCGCGCGCAGCAGCTTCACGTCAATCAGCGCTGTCGGCACAGAGGGTTCACCCTCTTTCCACACGGTCATCGCCGCGCCAGCACCGGCAGCCATCGCCGCATCAAGCTCACGCTGCACCAGCATCACGATGTCGCGCTGCAGCACCAAGCCGCGATAGCTGCCGTCGTTCAGTACCTCGCCATGCTGCGTCGAACCGCCGATCGCAGGCACCACGGGCGCGAGCTCTATCAGACTGTCAGGCCCCACATGCTCCAGCACGGCATCGGCTGCCTTCAACGCGTCATCCATCCGTCGCACCACGGTCGAGAGCTTTGGCGTCCGACCACCGTACCATGGTAGCCCGTGTGCCCGCAGCAACCGCCGCTGCGTCTCCATCGCCACGCGAGCGGAGCGCATGGCCGTCGCGCCGTCGGTCGACCATCGATACCCGCCGGGGCAGTGACCGCCGTGCAGGTTGCAGCGTCTCTTGTTGGGGACGGATCGTCGTCGGCATGGGAGACCTTGCCGATTGCGTGCGCCGCAGATCTGAGACAGGCTGTGAACGGTACGCACCCGTAGCGTTTACCTTTCGAACGCTGTTCAGCGGGCTGAACGGTTGTTAGTTTTGCTCAACTCGGAACCCCGCGCGTCGCGCTACCGACCGCACCAACCCATTGGAACGGTTCGGGAATTTCACCTCGATCAGCGGTGACGGAGTGAAAATTAGGTTCTGTCTCACAAACCGATTGCAGATTTGGAAATCCGCAATCTCGCAACCGCTGTTGCTCATATCCGAAACATCCTGCAACAAGTCCGATGGAGCCTCCTCCATCGTTTCCCGTTCGTTCGGCTGGCCGGCTCTCGCCGATCTGCCAGGCGCCGCAGGAGCCTTCTCCCGCGTTGTCGGCCAGTATCGCAGGACAGCCCGATTGCGGGCAAGTCCGATCTATGACAGCCCTACCTTCCTTTGCTGCCGCAAGGGAAGGATGGGGTATCCCTGGCGAGAGATAATAGCCGTCCCCCCTATGGGTCCCCGACCGTTTTAGCCGTCGTCGCGTTGCCCGGGGTCCGGGCGCAATTCGAGTGTTACTGGAAACGTCGCTTGCAGCCGGCTCTGCCCTGGAGGCTCTCCCCCTAGGGCGCGGAGACTCAACGGCCGGTAGCGGTCTTTCTTGGCGAGCCCTTCCGTAAGGTCGGGCCTGGGGGCGGAGCGGTAAGAGGCGCCAGTAGGCTTTCGCCCGGCGACAGACTCCTGTTAACCCCCATCTGGGCCTGTTTTGCCTCGGTGTCGAGGCGGATTTGCAGGGCCTTCTCCTCGGCTGTGCGCCTCGGTCTTTGCCGCTGCTGCTGTTTTCTGCGCATCCACTCGGATGTTCCGGGGATGAGCCGCTGGCCGCCGGATTCCTGGCGGCGCTGCATGATCTGGCTGCGGATTTTGTACACGGCTACCTCGGGCGCTTCTTCATGCGCCACGAGCCTGAGATCGGCTTGGCATTCAGATTGACACCGAACCCCTCGCGTGTCGGCTGCCATTGCTTCCTGGGTTGCCCACCGCGCTTCGCGGAGTGCCGACTGGCGGCGGCGTGTGCCTCGGTC